GATTCTTCTGATGAAGACAAGATTGACGAGACAAAGATTATTCCGATGGTAAGCGATGAAGATCTCTTCACAATCAAGAAGGTTGTTACACCTGAATCAGGTGAGTCAACAGAGCATGCAATCATCACAGCAGCAGTTCTTGCTCAGGATGATTATCAGGGTTCTGGTAACCTTACAGGTTTCTTTGAGCAGAAGCAGGTATCTAAGATGCTTCTCATGGAGGATCAGTTTGGTCATAGACTCTATAAGACAATCAATGAGCTTGCAACAGCAATGGGTGTAAGCAAGATCGTTAAGGTTCCTGCAGGAATCTGCCCTCAGTATTTCTATGGTCTTCTTGTTGACCTTAAGGATTATAACGTAGGTCAGAAGAATGCTGGTAAGAAGTCTTTCTTCGATGATTTTGATATTGACTACAACCAGCAGAAGTATCTGATGGAGGAGCAGCAGTCTGGTGCCCTCACAAGACCTTACTCTGCAATTGTACTCTCTTCACAGTGATTATAAATATTTTTAGGAGGACAAACAAATGACTAAGATCTATGAAGATGCAAATGATCAGCACGTACGTGCGGTCGTTATCTACAAGAAGAGCGCTCAGACATACGCTTATGTTGACGCCGAGTTCACAACAAAGTTCACAACATCTGCACTTAAGGATGCATTTATTAAGGGTGCTGTAATTCAGCTTGAAGACGGTGCTCTTGTTAAGCCTATTAAGTATGATGAGACATCTTCGGTTGGCTCTGTATACTATATTAAGCCTAATGGTACAACCGCAACGAGTGCTGACATCGCATCTCTTGCAGGTGTTGCAAACCCTTGACGGCTGTTACACTTAAGCCCGAGGGTAGTAACAGCAAATTATTCAATGTTGCAGTTAGTGACATGCAGTATTGGGTACTTATACAGGGTAACAGAATTTCAGGTAAACTTAAGTATTTAAGTGGCGACAATCAGATAACTAGAGCTTGGGGTGAGGGAAATTTCCTTTGCCTCAAATTCTTGTCAAATGATTGGGACCAGTATACTTCTGTTAAAGTTGGATTCAGATCTGGATCTGGCTTAGTTGAAATTATTGATGATCCTGACAAAAATGGCGTTTGGAGAATTAAGAATCCTACAAATTCTGTATTTGTCATTGAATCTACAAACGGAACAGAGACAATTACTCAGGAATTTACTTTGGATTTGTCAGTCGATAAAGCCTAAATAGGAGAAAAATTCAAAATGGCAAAAATTTATGTTGAAATTGGCTTTGCTGAAGTTAAAGAAGTTCCAGCTAATTCCGGAATTTGGAAAGAAGTTATAACTCCTAGAAAATATGTTGGCGATATGACTCAGAATCACATGCGACCAATCGGATCAGAACATCTTAATAAGAATATTAAGATACAAAATCAGCTTAGTATAGTTGCAGACCCAATTGCCAGAGAGAATTTTCATGCTATGCGTTATGCAGAATTTATGGGTACAAAATGGACTGTTGATTCTGTCGACGTTCAGTATCCTAGATTAATATTGACGATGGGGGAAGTATATAATGGCTAAAACTAGAATTGGGTTGCAATTATTTCTTGAAAATTTAATAGGTAGCCGAAATGTATACTTTCAACCCCCACCGTCTTTTCAGCTGAAATATCCGTGTATTATATATAATTTAGCAGATATAAATAATACACATGCAAATAATTCAGCATATATTCAAGACAAGATGTACACATTGACGGTTATAGATTCTAATCCAGATAGTGAAATATCGGATAAAGTATCAAAAATTCCAATGTGCAGTTTCGATAGATTCTACACATCAGATAACTTGAATCATTTTGTTTATACATTATTTTATTAGGAGGAATAAATTATGCCAGATCCCGAACCTACCTATACTCCCTTAACTTGGGATAATACAGGCGAGCGTTATTTCGAAACAGGTGTTGAGAAGGGCGTTTTGTATGTTTACAAGAACGGTGCTTACCAGAACGGTGTTGCTTGGAATGGTCTTACAAATGTTTCAGAGAAGCCTACTGGTGCTGAAGCTACGGCTCTTTATGCCGATGATATTAAGTACCTTAATCTGATTTCTAATGAAGAATTCGGCTGTACAATCGAAGCATATACATATCCTGATGAATTCGCAGAATGCGATGGTTCAGCAGAGATTGCTACTGGTGTTGTCATTGGTCAGCAGAAGAGACTCTCATTTGGTCTTTCTTATATAACCAGAATAGGTAACGATACCGATGGTAATGAACACGGTTATAAGGTTCATATTGTATATGGTTGTAAGGCTGCTCCTACAGAAAAGGGTTATGCTACAATTAATGATTCCCCTGAGGCTATCACATTCTCATGGGAAGTTACAACCACACCTATTGATGTAACTGGTTATAAGCCTACAGCTTGCATCACAATTGATAGTACAAAGGTTAATGATGATACTAAGATGACGGCTCTTAAGGGCATTCTTCATGGTACAACAACAACACCGCCTACGATGCCTACAATTGCAAATCTTCTTACAATCTTCGGAACCACACAGAATGGTGGCGGAGATAGTACAGTAGTAACTGGACAGGGTTAAAAATTTTTATGGGGGCGTTCAATGGTGAGCGTCCCCTTTTTTATGAAAAGGAGATAAAACATGTTTAAAAAGACAATAACTTATACTGATTTTAATGATCAGGAGCAGACTAAAACATTATACTTTAACCTTTCAAAGGCTGAAGTTATTGAAATGGAAGTCGGTGAAGCCGGCGGCTATGGTAAGATGCTTAAGAGTGTAATAGACTCAAAAGATGCTGCTACAATAATGAAAGTGTTTAAGCAGCTTATTTTAAAATCTTACGGTATAAAAACGCCAGACGGGCAGGGCTTCACTAAATCAAAAGAATTAACTGAAGAGTTTGAAAATTCTGCCGCATATTCCGAGCTTTTTGTCGAATTATGCACGGATGCAAAAGCTGCTTCAGAATTTGTATCTAGGATACTTCCTCTTACTGAGGAACAGAGGAGAGAAGTTCTGGATAAACAAGCAAAAACAACAGAACTGCCGTCTAATGTATAACGAGGTTTAACATGCTTGAGATAAATATTCCTGCTGGAGAATTTTGGGACGAAAAAAATTGTAAATTCATAAATACAAAAGAAACAACTCTTAAATTGGAGCACTCCCTAGTTTCTCTTTCAAAATGGGAATCAAAGTGGTGTAAACCTTTTTTAGGAAAAGAACAAAAGACTGGAGAAGAGCTTTTAGATTATGTAAGATGTATGACATTAACACAAAATGTTGATCCAAATGCATATTTAGCTCTATCTTCACAGAACATAGAAGATATAAAAAAATATATTGAGGAACCACATTCGGCAACAACAATAAGAGAGAATCCGAATGCTCCGAAAAGTCATGAAATAATAACATCTGAGCTTATTTATTTCTGGATGATATCTTTAAATGTCCCGTTTGAATGTCAGAAATGGCATTTAAATAGACTATTAACTCTTATTAGGGTATGCAGTATAAAGAATCAACCTCCCAAAAAGATGAGTCAAAGACAATTAATGAGCAGAAATGCATCACTTAATGCTGCCAGAAGAAGTAAGCTACATTCAAAAGGCTAGGAGAATTCAAAATGATTACGTTCAGGCAAAAGGGTGACTTCTCTAAATTATCTACTTTTTTAGAAAGAGCTAAGGAAGCTATTAAATTAGGTCAACTAGATAAATATGGTAGATTAGGAGTTGACGCCCTTTCGTCTGCAACGCCTGTTGATACTGGTAAGACAGCTGCTAGTTGGTCTTATAATATAGTTCATATTAACGATGGTGTAACAATTGAATTTTATAATTCAAATATGGCCGATAAAGATACCCCAGTTGCAATATTATTACAATACGGTCATGCTACTCGCAATGGTGGATATGTAAAAGGAATAGATTATATAAACCCAGCTATAAGGCCTATTTTTGAACAATTGGCCACAGAAGCATGGCGGGAGGTAAGTCAATGAGTAAAACAATTGATCAAAAAGTTGTTGAAATGCGCTTTGACAATGCTCAGTTTGAACAGGGCGTATCTCAGTCAATAGCATCAGTCGATAATTTAAAGAAAAGTTTAGATTTTGGACCGCTGGCATCCAGTATGAGTTCTGGAGTCAATAGTATAAGTAGATCTGTTGATACAATTGCTAGTAGATTTACAACATTCGGGATAGTAGCAACTACTGCATTAGTAAACATCGCTAATCAGGCTATTAGTACGGGTGTTTCATTGGTGGAATCGCTCACTATAGACCAAATAGGAGCAGGTTTTGAGAAATACAGCCAGATGGCAGTATCGACTCAAACAATTATGTCTGCTACTAGAAAAATGTGGGCAAACGAAAATGATCAGATGGCATATGTATCTGGTCAACTTGAAAGATTACTATGGTTTACAGATGAAACTTCATATAGTTTCGTCAATATGGTTGATAGCATTGGTAAATTTACTGCCGCTGGATTAAGTCTTGATACGGCTGTAACAAATATCATGGGTATAGCCACATGGGCTGGTCTTTCTGGTCAAAATGCATATACAGCAAGCAGAGCAATGTATCAGTTGGCGCAGGCTATATCAAAAGGATATGTCGCTGCTCAGGACTGGATGTCAATCGAGCAAGCCAACATGGCTACTAATGAGTTTAATCAAACAGTTATTGATAGTGCTGTAGAGTTAGGCGAATTAACACGAGTATTTTATGACGATGGTGACTCTGCAGTATATTATACAAAAGATCTTGATGAAGCAGCAGATGCAGAAGAAGGATTATTAATAACTGCTGCTAGTTTAAGAACAGAATTATCAAAAAAATGGTTCACAACCGACGTATTAAGTAAAACGTTGGATAAATTTGGTAAATTCCCAGGCGAAGTATCAAAAGCATTAACTAGAATAAATGAAACATCATTAGACGAATTATATACAACAGAATTTCTGGGATATATAAAGCAGTATAAACAAGATCTTGAAAAACTAAATGCTACTTCTGAAAAATTTGGAATAACTTCAAGCGCATTACGAGGCTATATTGAAGACTTTAATAATGGAGCATTAGATGTTGAAGCTATTGCTGCTAAATATGAAATATCAGCAGAAGAATTTGAAAAAGATCTTGTAAAATATAAAGACGGATTACTCGATCTTAATGAAGTAGCTGATGAATATGGCGCCGATGTAAGTATATTATATGGCGAAATTAACAAATTAGCTGGTTCAGAATATGATCTTGGTTTAGCTGCAATGTTGGCTTCGCAGGAATCAAGAACGTTAGAGGACTCAATAAATTATGTAAGAGATGCTGTATCATCTGGATGGATGACAACATTCAACATAATCATTGGTGAACTCTTAGACGCTAAGAAAGTATTTGCTACGGTATCAAACGAATTATATGATTTGTTTGTAGCCGAAGGTGAGCAGAGAAATGAAGTTCTTGAAGAATGGGCTAAATCA